CACAAACAAAGGAGTAAAAATGCTGCCACCAGTAGGTTCAGGTAGTACGTCAGTATCGTTAAATGATGTAGCGTTAGAAAGTATCCGTCAAGTTATCCGTGAAGAACTAGGAGCAAAGAACAATGGCTAAAAAGATTACACAACAGATGAAGGTTAATTTAGAGAAGAATACGCTTACCGAAAAAGGTGGAGCATGGCTTCTATCTATTACTATCTTTGAGGAAGGTACTAGCGTCTCTGTATATAACGCTGATACTGCGTGGAGTAACCCATCTGCCGCTAAGCGATGGATTAAGAAGGTAGTAACAGAACAGACCCCACGTAAGAGTATTAAACTTACTATTGAGCGCACCGATGCCAATAGCAAACCTGTGCTTATCGTGGGTGATATGACCTATAAGGTAGAACGCTAATGAGCGAGATACCTGATTGGCACGTAGATAACCCTAACTTTTCTCCATTTGAGGAAGAAGAGATAGAAGAGATAGAAGAAGAGAGTTCTGACGAAGAGTTCTTTGAGGAATAAGAGAGAGAGAGAGAGAGAGATAGATTTAACTGCGAAGTAGAAGAGAGTTAAAGCGTCTCTAGCCTTTCTCTCGCTAAGGGCGGTCATGATGGTGGCTTTCACTTTCTACACCTAGCCGTACCTGCTCTCTAATACGAGAAATGCCCCCTAGTGAATAACTAGAGGGCATTTCTATTTCTATTTATGGTTTAGGTACTTCACAGAAATCCGTAGAGCAATACTTTTCACCGATAGCGTCTGCTGCCATTCCTGCATATACGTCCGTAAAGTCAATAGGCAAGAGTTTATATTTATATTCTTCATATTCTTTTGCAGTTATCTGTGTATATGGCATTTGTGGGTAAGTCTCGTTCCCCATAGGTAAGAAGGAAACGGTTTTGAGTTGCCCATCAAACATATGTAGCACCGTACCAACTGCATCTCGTTCCTCTGGTTGGAAAGAGATCGTTACTGATACGGAATTATCTGACCAATGCCTCTGCGCCATAGCAGCAAGAGAGGTCTTTTCATATATAGAAACATCTTTTTCCGAACGGAGAGCCATAGACTCTATTGGGAAGAAGACAACTGAAGTTGTATCAGGAGATTCTGAAGCAGCTTCTACTGTGTACCCGCTTGCCTTAAAGAGAGGCAACATAGGGTCTTCATTAGCAAATCTAATAGCACGAAGGAAGTGCTTACCCCCTGGAGTCCAATGAACCCCTGGAGACTCTCCCGCTAGGATAGAGACAGTTCCACTAGGCTTAACGGTGGTTGTCTTAATAGACTCACGGATACCAAGCCACTCTGAATACTTCTTATCGTAAGAGAAAACCTTTTCGTACCCTTTATCCATCCACTCGCGAAGAGTTGGTAGCCCTACCCGATCAGCAAAATTAGCAATACCAGAGATAGAAGTTCCGATACGGCGATTGCGTTGCATGATGGCGTTTGTCTCTTCCCAGTGAGTAGGCAAGAGAGTTACGGTCTTAGCGTAGAGATAAGCAAACTTGAGAGTTCTATTAAAGTCCTCAAGAGAGTCGTGTCGGTTTAGATAAGTCTCTACTAACGTACAGCACTCAAAAGACTCTAGAGATTGTTCAGCGCACGGGTTATATCCAGAGGCTCTCCAGTCTTTATTATTGATTGGGTCAATTAAGCGACCGTACTTTCTAGTTACATCCATCCAGATGACCCCTGGCTCACCGTTTCTGGCTATGCCATCAATGATTCCTGAGAAGTCATCCCCAACCCTAACCTCAACAGAGTTGTTAGACATCCAAGCCCACCCAGGATTGGCGGGGTCATAAGAGTTCCGCTCTGGGTAGACTGAGCCGTTTTTAAGATTAAGAAAGTCTTGGTCATCTAAACGACCCATCAAAAGTTCTGCGCTGCGGCGAACATTGCCAGAGACTACGCATACTCCGATGAGATTCCCAATATCTGCTATATCTTTGCGGGTAAGTTTTTCTCCCGCGCGGTTATTAAATATAGAACGTACATAGTTATGTAGTTTAATTAACGGATCGGGGCCTGCGGCGGTTCCGCCAAAGGTTTTAATCGGAACACCTGCTGGACGGATTCTTGAGTATTCAAAGCGCGGGCTCTTCGTATCTGGCTTAAGGTAGGAGTTGATGAGCGCGCTGGTTGATTCAACCCAACCTTCTCTGGTGTCTGGGATGACATATTCATCTCCTTCTTGTGGTAAGTAAATAGTAAAGTCTTTATCTGCTCCCTTGTCGTCAAACCCAACCCCGACGCCCAACATAGAGGCTTCCATAAGGAAAGCAAAAGGCTTGGCAGGGTCAATCTTGGACATGGCGCTGGTAGAGACAAAAGAGCAGTTCTGAAGGGCTGCTGAGTTTCTCTGTTCATTTACTAATGGAGTACCCATAACCCATAGACCTCGGCCTGGGGGTGTCCATTTAAGATTAAAGAGTCGGTCATAGGCTTCTTTAGCCGAAGCCTGAGCTTTGGCATCGTTCCAAGGTAGGCGGCTAGATTTACAATGGTCTTTCTGAAGAGAGTACATACCATTGATGACTCGCTCACATACTTCTACCCAAGTCTCTTTAGTTCCATCTTCCTTTAAGCGGGAGTAGGTTCTTAGGAAGGTAATCTCCCCAACCGCGTTACCGCCAGCATCCGTGTAGCCCCAAGGCACCTTTTTATTCTTGTACCCTGATACAAAGTCGTCTGCCAGATGGAAAGACAAAGCCATCATTACCCCGTTCTATTTTTAGTTGAGTTTATATTCTATTTACAAAATTGCGTCAGTTCACAGAGAAGGTAGTTCCACCCCTGTGCTAGAGCCTCTTATATATTAAGAGTTTTCTGTTAAATCCTTGATTATCTTGGTGGTCTGTACCTCGTTCAACCCTTCGTTGGGGAGTTCTTTAAGTACGTTTGCCTTGTCCCCGAAGATAGAACTTAGCACACCTGAAGAGCCCTGTCGCTCCACAGTCATGCGAATAAACTCACGTGAGTCGTCTAACTCTTTAACCGTTTTAATCAACTTAAAGAGTCTATCCATCTCTTGAGAGACGTTTGGATCAGCGTATCCACCATTCAATTCTTCAGCGAAACGCATAAAAGCGACCCTTTGACCCTGCATTTCTATCACAGCATTGAGTAGCCCCTTGAGTTGTTCTTTGGTCTTAACCTCTACTGGTAACTTAAAAGCGCATAAGTTATCTGGCTTAAAAGCAGGACAGTTGGATGCTACAAAACATGTATTGCAGTTGCGAAGACTGGTCTGTTGAGACTGGACAACTGGCACATCTTTTATGGTTCCATCTTGGTCAATTTCGGTAGTTGTGTTGTATCCAAAGACAGGTAAGTTGCCCATTTCTTCTGGACTTCTTGCCTCAAGTTTGCGCACTTGAGGGGGCCTCTTATCAATATCGGAGGGGGTGCTTTCCCCACTTTGCTCCACATCCATCCCATCGTTGTTAATATATAAGAAGTCATCATTCATACCATTTAACCTCGCTTCATACTGTTGGTAAGACCATACCGCTAGACGGCACACTTCCTTTGGATCATCTTCTAGGATCAAATCTACATCTATACCAGCCGCCGTATAAACATGGCGATAACGAGATCGTGCTTGATCTTTCATGCGCTTGGGGTAGCGCATAAGTTTAGTGCCATCCCATACAATCGTTTCACCGTTCATCATGGGGCTAAGCCAAGACATAGTGCTAGCAGTCTCCGCAGGAACTGACCGCAGGTTATCTGGTTTGGCTGACCCTAGAATATGAAACCTAGTACCTTGACGAGCTAGTGTGCGGGCTACGGCGGCCATCTGGGTTTCGCTCTCTAACGAATCACCAGGTAAACCTATATCTAAGTACCGCTCTGCCATGGTATTTAAACCTTTAAACCCTGTAGTGGGGTTCCAGATAGGTAGGAACTTACCTGGTGGAACCTCCGCCCAGCAGGTTCTCCTCTGGTTATCCACATAGGTTTGGTCTTCTACATCTATCTCACTAAAGGTAGTTAAGCGGCCCATATTCTCCGCAACAAACAACTCATACATCTCGCTGAACTCAGCCAAGTCAAGGTCGTGGTCTTTGGGCAGGCCAGGATGCACATGAATCTGAAAGTGCGGGTCAAAATGGTTCTCTAATAGATACCCTTTTTTAGGCAACCCGCGGCGCAATAAACGGTAGTAACTAAAGCCTACGTGAGATGCCCCAGTAGTTTCTAATAAGGTGCGGTTGCTAGGAACCTCTGCGCCTAGGTAGATGATATTCATTGTAGACGAGAATCCTCCGTCAAAGACTCTTGCTGATAGGTGATCTCATCAACAATATCATTCCAAGGCTTAACGCCTTGCCTGCTATCTGGACGGAACTTCTCTGTAATATAAAGCGGGTGAAGGAACACTAGAGTAGTTATTCCAGCATTTAATAACTTAGCCGCAAGTTCTGGGTCAGCAGTAACTACCATATCTACCTGCCATTGACCTCTGCAGTACTCTACCTGCCGCCATGAAGGGTCTTCGGTAGCAGAAGGTATGTTAGGGTCAATCAAGTCATCTAGAAGGTTAATCTTATTCTCTTTAAGCCAACGATCATCGCGGGCTTTATCGTTACATAGGATTAAAACACGACCCTTTTCTTTCAGGGTGCGGTACAGGGAAACTCCTTGGGGGATAGGCGCGTTTAACTGGTTACGCAAAACACTATCAATAAACATTAACGTTGCCACGAATCACATTCTCCAACTACTAGTTAAAAAACAGTTATATCTAATACCTCATCTATGCGATCATCTATGCTGTACACAGGCTCATGGTCACATACACCACAGTCTTTGCACATTATTTACGACCACCTAGCGCTCTTCTTACTAGGGTATTAACATCAGGAAGTTCCATGCCGTATGTCTGCGACTCAAAACTCTTACGCCCTTTAACAGATATGTCTTTTAACTTGCGTAGAGCCTGAACAGTACCAGCTTGTTTGCCTGCTTGCCAGCGATAATTGCCAATGTCGGAATATCCTCCACCATACTGACTAAAGGCGGTAGTTCTACCTTTATGAATTTCATCAAACAACGCGCTACCTTGTTCAACGGCTAACTTTAGAGTAGCTTCAGCATTGCGACGAGCATTATCGGTAGTTGATTGACTAATAGCATTTAACGCAGCAGAGTATCTAGATAAAATATCTGTAACCATTGAAGTATCTCTTGATACACGTTGATCCCACAATTTGTTATGCGCGGGGGCCTTAACCTCTGGAGATACTGTCCAATCATCTGTAGTCAATGAGTAGGCAGAATAAGGTTTTATAGAGCGAATGTCTGAAGCAATATTTACATAAAAAGTAAGCTCGTATGTATCTAAGAAGTTTTTAGTCAACGGGTGTAAATCATTGCGGAAGTCCTCATTAAACATATCTGCAATTTGTTTATCGCTCAACGCTTTATATTCTGGATTAGACTGACGGAACAAAAGGTAATTAACACCTATAAGGCAGTCCAGGTCAGCTGGATGACGAGCAGCTGTCCACTGGTAGCTCACACCAGAACCAGCTAGCCAAATTGTTAAGTAGTTCTCAGGACTATAATAATGAGTACGTAAATGCTCTAATAGAATACGCAGAATAGAAGAACGAACAGAAGGAATCAACTTTCCATCGCGGAAAAGACGAGGATCAAGACCCGCCCCAGGTGAACTGAAATACGAAGTATCGGAAGGCTCTACTTCTACAGGTGTTGCCTGTGCAACTAGCGCTGAGAAGAAATCCATTTAGTTATTATAGTTCTTTTTCGCGCGGTTCCCTGTAGATAACATCATAACGCTTCATCTTTTCTTCAGCAGTGTCAAGGAATGGCTTAGTCATAAAGCCACATGCTTGATGCGCATTAACAAATGATTGTGCCCATACCATTACTAACGTATCATTATCCGAAGCGTCTGCTTGAAACGATGCTGTGCAGTTGCAAGTCATTTCAATAAACATGGTTCCTACCCTCTAGGCTGTGTAGTTACAGTATACCTGTGGGTTACAGGAAGGAAAAGGGTCAAATATTAGTTATAAAGACCCTTAGCCTCATAAGCCCTCTTCTGGTTATACATCTTAACAGGGCAAAAGTCGCATAAATGGACTTTTATCGTAGATTTAGCCAGACCAGCTTTAGCGCGGTCTACGTCAGTACCCGCATTTAATATCTTTCGGTCAGTCTTATAGTCGGGGCATTGTCCTTTAGGACTATTATGAACTTTCCAACAAGACATTGCATCTTGGCTGTACGTATCTTTAAGGCCATAAAAGTTTGTTCCGAAGACGTCTAAGCCTTGAGCAGCACCTTTACCAAAGAAAGTCTCTCGCAGTTGTTCAACTAAAGACTCTTTAACCTTTGGTGTCATCCAGTGACCTTGTAAAACATCCATTAAAGGCGCGCCTATATGTTCTGGGCCATGTGCCTCAGCAGCAAGGGTTACAAATGGATTATCTGATTGGTCATACTTACCCTCACCTAGGTATTCACCTGTTTTGGTGTAGGGGAGTTCTTCAATAGTCTTACACGTTTTACAGACTAGAAGGTTAAATCGCTCGGTCTCAAAGTCATCTGCCATGGCGTAAGCCTAACATATGAAGTTACTTTTTCTTAGGCTGAGCTTTCTTAGTAGCTGGTTTTTTTGCTTCTGGTTCTTTTTTGACAGGCTCTGGGGCGGGCTTAAGCTTACGCGGAGTAGTGATCTTCTTGGCTACTGTCTTGCTAGCATCTGATCCTACGTTATTTTTTGCAGAAGGCTTATCTTTAGAAAAATAGCCACCAGAATGGATAGTGGCATTCTCTTTAGTAATAGAATCAACGTGCTTAGGGTTAGCCTTATCAAACTTAATCATTTTTGACTCAGCCATTAATTACTCCTGATTTTAATAGGCGCGGGTTTTGGTCCAGTGTCATCATCTGCTACTTTAGCTTGATTATGACGAGCTAGCTCGCCAGATTTTCTCAAATTAGTTACTTCTGTGCTGAGCTTATTGTAATCTTCATTAGAATGAGGTCCCCAGCTACTATTAGAACCTGAGCGGTCTATAACATTTACTCCTGGAGCAGCTTTTGTGGTCTTGGCGCCAACTAAAGCCAGAGAAGTAACGTTATTAGGGACTTCTCCCTTCCAACCTTTTTTATTCTGAAACCCTTTTAAACTAGAATTCCACTGGGACTCGTTAGTGTTCATTAGAACCTTTCATTAGCCGTCTTTATATCCCCGCGATCAAACGCTGCAGAGTCTTCTGCGCGCTTAGCTTCGTGACTACCATCAAAGTCTTCTACGCTAGCGTGGCGATAAGGCTCTTCAAACTTTTGAGCGCCTTTTTGCCACACAATAGGGGCAGCAGAGTTAGGTATGCGACGAGCGTCGTGAGCGCGGTCTTCAGCCATATTAATTTACACTCTTCTCCTGCTGTGAAGCTGTAGTAGCCCCTCTTACATTTAAATTACTTTTATGCTCACGCCTATTATTTCTAGCAAGCCCTGAGGTAGCGTTAAAAGAATGTTCTACGTTAGCGCGAGAGCTCATGCTACCTGCTTTACCCTTATTCATTCCGTGGGCTGAAAAATAACGCTGTGCCATGTCGTCTTCATAAGAACCCCCAGAAGGATAAACGCGCGCTGGGTCGTTTGCTCTGTCTTCAGCCATGTTAGTTTCCTAGCGGGTTTACTTTAGCGGTCTCTTCTGAGTTAATGAAACCATAGTTCATATATGGGTGTAGACCTGAGCGGTTCTTAACAACAAGTTCATCACCCTGCGCAGGTGCAACTGTTGTGTTTGGACGGCGCTTACGGTACTTGCCATCTGTTGCGCCTTCTAGAAGTGCGCTGTTCTCTGACATTGCTTTGCGAACGGTCATGCCATTCGTCCTTTCACTAAAGAGTGATGCTTCCTGCGCTGGCAGGAAGGACACAGTTCCTGATTCATTAATGATTGTACAGGGCCCATAGACATGCCACAAGACTTACAAGACTTATCCCCATTATAAATGGTTCTAGATAGGTCTTTTTGAGTCTCAAGGCTGACGTCTGTATCCCCCGCCATACCATCGCCTGTGCTGTCGGTATATAAACCTGGGTCGTTTTTCACTTGTTATCGCTTCCAGTAGTATCTCGGTAATCTGGTTTAAAGTAATTTAAAAGTTGGCTACTGGTATCAGCAATAATTTTTTCTTTTGCACCTGGGGCTAATTGGGGGTATTGGCTATAGCTGTCAGGCTTACCATCATTAAAATCTTTATTATTACGCCCCATTAGATGGTCCCTCCTAGGCTGTTAGTGCTGCTTGATTCTTGTGTATTAGGCGTCTGGCTGAAGTCAGACTCTACACGCTGGGTAGTTGCTACTCGGCGTGGAAGATTGATTAGGTCTTCAATACCAATTTCTTTATCAGTATACCCAAACCTTGCTGGGAATAACTGGATTTGTGGTAGCGGTGGACGTACGTACTCTTGTATCTCCGCCGCTGACATACTCCACGCAGCCAATGATTGGCTTAGTAAACGCTCTTGGTTAGAGGCAAACGGGCCAATGTATTCCTGTGGTGGATACTCTGCTTCTAGTGGTGCTGACCAAGGTCGGCGGTTGTAAACACCATCAGCAAATTTACCTGACATTTATTTCCACGCTGGGCGCATACGCGCCATCTGATCTACACGCCTTTTATCTAGAGACAGTGGTGATGTACTACGCATGTTAGCCTTACCGTCATTAGGCAGATGGGGAGCGGGTGCAGCCATAGCGTTCTCTACATTTCGCTTTACTTGAATAGTGTTACCTACTCTTTTTCCCTTCATCTGACGCGCAAGACCGCGCATAGGATCAAGACCTTCTGGATAATAATAATCTTGAACATCAATACGCTCACCGCGGTGAACACCACGTTGGTAGGTACGTTGGCCTACTCTTACTTTAAGCGCATTAAGGACTGTATCTGAGGTACTAGATGGGCGGCCTTTATCATCTCTGCGTGAACGAATTGTTCCAAGATAACCGTCAGGATATTCTGCTTGTGGTGCGCGACCTACACCAAGACGAAGGAAGTCCAACTCACTACGCGCAACAGGAACACCTCCACCGCCATAGACGGTGTTAGTTCCATACATACCATTAGCGCCAAGGTTCTGGACGTTTTGATGTGGTGCTGGATTTGCCATACCACAAGGATACGCCTAAGCGGTGAACTCTTGTCCCTCAAATATAGCCCAACCATCCATAATATGAATAGGTTGTAAAGTGAAGCTTTCGTCCTCGCGAATCCAGCCAATCATAATTCCTTGTTGCCAATCTTCCCAGTGTTTAACTGGTTTTCCTTGGTCATTTACCCCGCCACCATAAGAAGGAACAGCACCGTCTACGCGGCATAGACAGCCAGGGCTAGCAGACACACTTCGGATAGGGCCGTCTTGGTTTGCTACCGTCTTGTATTGAACCTCTTGTCTGTGCGCGTGTCCAAATACTGTGGATATGTGTGGATTTTTATTTACATATGAGCTCGCAGTTGAACCACCAGAACGTACCGATGTTCCATGTATAGCTTTAAGGTTCTTGGTTAGCCAGTACTCGCCAGCTGGGTATGCTCCTACGTAATCTACATTTAAATCTTCTAAGCGCAACAGGTGTGGCAAAGACATTACAGGCCAGTCCTCAGGAGCGGCGTTTGCGCGCTTAACTCCTTTAGAAGCCATGGCGTTTGCTACCACATAACGTTGCATTCTGCAGTCATGGTTACCTTCCAACAAAACAATTTTAGCATCGGGACACGTTGCTCTTTGTTTTGCAAGAAGGTTATGACCATAATTCAACGCAGGTTGAACAGTGTGGGCAAACATCTCTTCTTGAGCATACTTACCCATAGTTGGAAGGTCTAGGTAATCCCCTAAATGAACAATCTCATCAACGCCATACTTCTCTTGCATATAAGCAAGAATCTTAAAGTGAACTTCTATTGCCGCTTCATCGTGAAAAGGATCAAGGGTTCCGTCTTCATACTTACGGTATCCAATTTGAGGATCAGGAACAAAAACAACTAAACGCATTCCGTGTTTGCTTGCCTGCTTGCTTGTATCGTATGTTGCAGGATTAATAATTGTCGGGTCTGCTGGTTGTATAGGTGCCCAAGACCAGCCCTCTGGTGCTTTATTTAATGCATTATTTAATACGTCAATGATGTCTAAAGACATGTGCAGTAGCCCCTTAAATGTGAGCGAAAAGCTGTTATTTTAAATGGAAGTCCGATTTGATAATTTAAATCTTTATATAGTTGTGCAATTTTTATCTGGTTACTATTAGTTTTAATCTCTACAAAAGCGTCTTGTTCTTTTTTATCAAGCTGTTTAATCCAGTCTTCAACTATGCACCCTTTATTAGCGTGAGCTTGAAGGTGTTTATTTAATACATCCAGCATGATTCTCCTCGTCTTCATCACGATGAGAAAATCCTAGCACATAAATAAGAAAGCCCCCGCGTAATTGCGGGGGCTAGGGGCTATGTCGCCCTCTTAGTTGTGGTCAGACATTCCTGCTGAGAAGCTAGGTGCCTGAGCCTTCATAGCTGCTGGAAGGATACGTCCATTAGCCTGAGTAGCACCTGCTTCAGGTGACTCTGACTTCTGGAACTTAACGCGCACTCCATAACGAGCACCGCTTGTAGCCTTTACATTTGAACGTGATGGCTTAGCCATCTTAGTTGGATCTCCAGCTGCAGTGTTCTTCTTCTTAACTAGCGTACCCTTTTCAGGCATAGCAGCAGAGTGTGCTACTGGCTTTCCTGGGGCTGTAGAAGTAGGCGCAAGTGGCGCTGGGTTCTTTTTTGAGCTTGTCTTCATGTTTATCCTTTGGCCTAAGGGTTTAAATAACTGTACGGTATTTAAATAATAAATACAGGACTAAATGGTGATGACCGTAAGAACCATAGCTGAGATGTCTCCATCGTGGCTCTTAATGGTTGTGAAGCCTGGAACGTATGCAATATCAATACCTCTAGGCGCGGTGTAACCACGAGCTATCGCTAAGGCTTTTGTGGCTTGATTTACTGCCCCTGCGCCTACGGCACGTACCTTACAGGTACGAGTTTCATAGATAGCGTGGGCAATGGCTGAAGCTACAGCCTGTGGGTTAGACCCAGCAGATACGCGTAGTACGTTTTCTTCTTCTTGGACGTGCTCTGTCATGTTTTATACCTCGGTTTACGAATTGTTGAGCCCCGTGGTATAAATTATGAAGGTATAAATTAAGATAATCTGTCTAAAGGGGTTGGGGCTTTGGCATAAGTGCCACAAATAGCGCACTCCATATCAATGAAGTACTGAGATATCTCATAGTCTTCAAATGAGGCTTTTATGTTCCAAATGCTGGACTCACAGGTAGGGCACTCGTGGCATACCTGGTCCGCATAATCCATAGTGCCTGAGTAATCAGGCTTCAGCTGGCGGATGGGCTTCAAGTCGTAGTCTTTCAAGGGAGGATTTCTGTTCTTCCATCAAGGCTTCAATCTGGGTAACCTCTTCTGGGGATAAAGTGTCTTTATTGTTTTCGTACAGCTGAACACCTATATTAAAGTTTTGTTCTAGCATAGCTAGTTGAATTTTGCGGCGTTCTGCAACAAAAGCTGCGGCTTCGCGTATTCTTTCTTCGCGTTTATCCTGTGTGTTACTCATTTATTTAATGGCGCAATCTTTATATAGCCAGTCTTCTTTTTATTCATAGATCCTGGTTTTCTAAATCCAGACCCTTTTGGCATGCCCGCAATACGAGCCTCTAAAGCAGCTTTAATCTTCATTTGATTCTTATGTGCTCCCATTATTTCCCTCCCCAGCCGCCACCTTTAAAGTGGGATGGTGTTGCCGATATAATTTTAATCATACTGTTTCCGCAGCTTTCACACTCTACTCGGTGATCCTCATTAAATGTAAAGTAACGTTCTATTTGTATATCACAGGCGATACATGCAAACTCATATGTTGGCACTATTGCTCCCTAAACTTAGTGTCCTGAAGTTTATCATAAACGTCTTTCTCATAAGCTGTGTCATGCGAGCCAGACACAAGTTTAGCTAAAGAATAAGAATCAGCCGCGTTGTCATCAGTAAACTCAGCTCCCCATTTTTTATATACATGCAGAAGCATCTGGCTTTTAGAGATGCCGTTACCCTTACCTGTTACATACTTTTTTAGATTAGTGGGTGGAACTATAAGGGGGTAGATACCAAAGCTGTGAAGGGTTAGCTTTACCATCCCACCTAACTCACCCAGCATGTTAGCCATCTGTGAGCCAAAAGCGTATCCTTCCATGGCTACATCTTCTATCTTGTCAAACTTATGTAACCAGTTCATTACGTGAGCTTGTATATCAGCAAGCCTATCTATACCGCGTTTATCAGACTTGTAGACCTCGCAGTAATAGTTGCCGTTCTGGTAAGCAGTTATAGCAAATCCACTATATGACTGGTCAATGCCCAAGTAAACAGGAAGCTCAGGCATAACAACGCCACTATAAAAAACCTTCATTAATAGCCGCGAGCCTTTAGAACGGATGTTCGCCTAGTTAACTCTCTAGAGGTTAGCTGGTAGGACCTCTCAAGGTTGTCTAAGGTCGTTTTAAGTAGCTTGTGATATGCCTGTGCCTGCAGCCTGGCTCTAGATAATGTTTGCATATTAGGGTCAGTTAATACGTGAGCGCGAAGCATAATAGACTTTTCGGTAGTCTTACCCGTAGTCATGCTGAGCATAGCCGTAGCTTCTGCCATATCGTATTCATTATCAACCTCTAAAACCGCCAGCTCAGCTGCAGTTACTTGGGTGAGCATAAAGGAGTAATACTGCATATAAACGTTAGCTAAGCGCATGAGCTCTTGGTCATCTACAGAAGTAATGTCATCTGGTAATGTCGGTAAATCTATATTTAATTGACGACGGATAGGAATACCTTGTTTTTCTAGCGTTTGGATTACCGACTCACTGATACCTGTAGCTTCAATATTAATCATTCTAACCCCTTACATTTAGCGCAGCCATCCGCTTTTAGATTGCATGCTGGTGGAGTATTTGCTTTTATAGAATCTACAATCATCTGAGCTGCCTCAAACAAGTGACTTATACCAAAGTCTGATTTGTGTACTACAAACTCTTTATACTCTTGATTAGGCTTAGCCTCATAGATAAGAACAGCTTCTTGTGGAATATCGTCGTACCCTAGCAACTCCGCAAGTTTCATATAAATCTGAACTTGAGTAACGTGCTTCATGAAAGGGGTGGTTATAGCCTTCCATGTTTTATCAAAGTCATATCCGTTATCCGCCAACAGCTCTGGGCACTCATAGCGCAAGGTTCCTACGCCAACGGATTTAATCTCAAGCATAAGCGGGTCACCTAAGTTAACTAGCCAACCATCTGAGTGACCTGAGATGCGCAAAGGCTCATAGAACAAAGGCACTTCACGGTACTCCAATGGCCCGTCATGGCAGTCTGCGCCGCCCCAGAAGGCCTCTTCACACTCATGGCAGTACCACTTACCGTAAAGGGTACCCATCTCTTGAAACCACTTCTGCCACTTAGCGTGGATGGAGTGCCCCTCTTCAAATATAGACATTAACTTAAGACCAGCTTTACGGGTCTCGTTAGGGGTAGCGCCTAGTAGTTGAAAATAAGACGCACGGTAGCACCAATCATTACCCGCCATTTCAGAAGGGTGTAGAACATCTGTTCGCCTGCTCTTATCGCGAGGCTTGGATAGAATGTGGCGCTCTACTGAACCAAGCACACGTGTCTCTGCTTTACCCACTTCAATAAACCTCTTTAATGTTCCGCTTGGTTTGTATTTCATCCCCATAACCTATCACTAAGTTCTTGTATTAATCCACTCTTCCAATGTCAAACCCGCTTTATTTGCTTTACGTTTTAAGGCGTTACGCTCACGATGACTCATGCCGCCCCAAATTCCGTGAGTATCATCCATCTCATCTGCATAGAGCAAACACTCTTTGCGTACTGGGCACTCTGGTAAACCATCTCGCCCATAGCATACGGCTTTAGATATTTCTGCAATTGATTTATATTTTTCTTTGTCGCGAGGGGGAAACCATAAATCTGTGGTCATTCCCTTGCATTTGGCTTTGTATCGCCAAGGCTCTGGTCCGAGATCTTCGTCGTACAAGTGTGCTCCTGAAGAGTATGGCGAAGCTCTAGAAAATCATCTTCAGTTAACATGACGTAGTTTTCATCGTTAAGACTAAAGCCGAGGACGGGAGTCCTATTGTCAAGAATTGCTTCTTTAACAATCTTTTCCAGAACCGTCGCTTTGACGGTAAAGGAGGCTTTGCCAGTCCACTTATGTTCTATTAAAAGATCAGTAGACCGTACATCGCCTTTCCGACTCCAAAACGCGCCGCTTCCAGCACTACGCTGTCCGCTAACTAATCCTGCTAATCGGTCCTCATGCTTTTTTGACTCGCGCTGACCCTTACTCTTCACTTACGTACTTTGACCCCGCTTTAATTGAGTCTAGTACATCCCGTTCAAGGGCCTCATGCAAATCAATCTCTTCCCGAATAGAGGCAAGCATAGCATCCTTGCCCATCCACTGACGTTCGGCATACCGATAGTACGCCCCAGCCCTGGTAATCACTTTGTTTAAAGCACCAATAGAAATTAATTCTTTAGCAAAATCAATGCTTCCAGCATCTAAATCTCCACCAGTACCAAAGTAAAAATCAACTAAAGCCGTAGCTCCAGGTGGGGCAGACTTATTCTTCATAACTCGGAACTTAATGGTCTGGCCTACCTTGCGCTTATCTTCACCAGTGCCTGCTTCAATCCATTCATCTCGGCGTACTTCTACTCTAGTGAAGTAGCTGTAGTTTTTACCCTTACCCCCTGGAGTAGTACGTGGATCTCCATACATAACGCCAATCTTTTCGCGCCACTGATTGATAATAATGCCAATAAATGGGCGTTCATGTTCTGTTAGGGAACGCTTAGAAGCAAGACCTACTTTACGGAAAAACTTGTTAGTTAAAAGCGCTCCTCGTCCAACGGTTGATTCATCCATGTTTTTCTCATCCTCCGTGCTAGGAACGAGGGCAGGAAGACTATCAACAATAATACAATCCACGGACTTGCTTTCCGCAATCCTAATGACCGCCTCATATGCTTCCTCCATTAAATTAGTAGAAATTACATAAACACGAGAGGTATCTACCCCGCACATCTCTGCATAGCTAGGTACCCATTGCTCAGCAGCTACCCATACAGTTGTAAAGTCTGGGTCTTTTTTCTGGTTAGCTGCAATTGTCTTTAATGCAATAGCTGTTTTTCCTTGGCTCTCTTCACCAATAATCTCATGCCACTGGTTAGTAGGCCAACCGCCGCCAAGTGCAACGTCTAAAGACACCGAACCTGTTGTAATACGGCCCATGAAGTCGTCTCTAATTTCAGAGCCAAGAACTATTGTTCCTTCTCCCATTGCTTTGTTAAGGTCTTTTAATACTTTAGCTAAATCGCCTGTCATAGTTGCCATTAAATGTGTCCAATGATTGTTGTTGGGTTCCATCCGCCTGTTTTTATCTGTACTGCTGGTGTTGCTGGTCCTGAAGCTTGACCGCCCTGTCCCACAACCCCTTTACCTGCTCCACTACCTGACTGTTGAATAGGATATCCACAGTCATAACAACGTTTTCGCGATTCAGGAGTAGCACCGCCATAGTTTCCACTACCGCACCCAGGACAACGATCTGCTTGAGGAGTTGTCTGTTGACTAGGTGGATACTGTGGCTGTTGCGGCTGTGCGTATGTCGCAGGCTGTGGTGCCACGTATCTAGGGGCTGGTGCTTGTGGTTGGTTATTTAACTTACGAGCAAACCAATCGGCGTTACTCATCTTCATCTCCTATGTAGAAAGTGTCCATATTAAAAGCATTTTGTTCTATCATATTTAAGTGCGTTCCTATAGAAAAAGCACCAATTAATGTAGAAAAAGCAACTGCTTTATAGACAGATGTCATGCTGTCTACGTTATTTAAAATAATCTCTTTATCTTCATCCGTTACTCCATCTAACTCTTTAACGTGCATTGCTGTCATCACCTTAGCGCTTAGATCAGCCATAGTTTCTATAAAAGGAAATATGCTTTGAAGATGTTGAAGGCGTTCTTGACTATCTTCACGCTCTTTTGCTTCGCCTTCTTCGCTAATAGGATTAAGTCCTAAACTTACAGCTAATTCGTTAGCGTTTGTGTCTGGAACAGTATCGTATAAGTACCACCTATAAACGGTAGTCATAGGAACCTCAGAGGTTACAATCTCATACTCATCCCTTTTACGCCTGAACCAACTCATTCAGCTTCGCCCCATCTCTGTACAACCGTAATATCAGCAACGAGTGGGACATCTAGGAAGTGTATTCCTTCCATAGCCTCACGAATAGCCTCTTGTGTTTTATCAACCAAAGCATCAGGAGTTAAAGTAACTAGTTCATCGTGAACTGTAAGGATCAACTTAGCGCCCTTTGGAATAGTGTTGTGAGCCCTAATCATAGCAAGCTTGATGATGTCCGCGGCTGAACCTTGAATACGCGTGTTGAACGCTTGACGCTCAGCACTGGCCCTAAAAGCGGGAACCTTAGAGGTGATGTCTGGTAGGAAACGCTTACGACCCATAAGGGTAGCAATGTAACCTTTATTTCGGGAGACGCCTATAACCTTAGCGCGATAGTCACTTACAGAAGGAAACTTGTCTGCAAAGTTTTGTAGAAGAGCTTTAGCCTCAGGAACTTTACAACCAATCTGGCTAGCAATCTTATCTGGACCTACGCCGTACATCATGGCTAGAACCAAAACCTTTCCCGCTTTACGGTCAACCCCCATGGTGTTACCTATAGTTGTATAAATATCCCCAGACTCAAGGTAGTTATTTACAAGAATTGGGTCTCCTGACATAGAGGCCAGTATCCGCGGCTCAATCTGGGAGTAATCCGCTACAACTAATTTGTAACCCTCTGGAGCATAAAATAAGTTACGAATAGACTTACCTATATCACTGGCACTTGGATTAGGAATGTTCTGTAAATTTGGATTACGGCTAGAAAAACGACCAGTTTCGGCACCCCATTGAACAAAATCACCATAGATACGGCCATTTATAAGCATACTTTCTTTAGACTCAATTTTAGATTTACCATTAGTAGTCTTAGTTATCTCTCCGCCTAAATAAGGAATCACATAGGTGCTGAGTAATTTATTTAAATCTGAGTACTTAAGAAGAGAAGTGACTAATGCGTCCGACTCACTAAACTCTTCTAGCGCTTCAGCTGATACAGAATAGTCCTTGTAAATGAGGTCTTTATCTTTCTTTTTCCCCGCCCCTGTAAGGATAGAGGGTTTAAGACCCCGACAACCTTCTTCTTTAGGTCCATATAAAAGCCATTGCTTTTCTGCATTGGAGTTAAGGTTGAATACCTGACCCGCAATTCCGTAAATTTCTGATCTGACCTGTTCAACTTCAGCCTCCAATTTAACGCTTAACTCAACAAGATGTTCTGTATCAATAGGTGCGCCTGTAAGCTTCATGTCACAAAGAACACGAAGCACGTCCATCTCTAAAGTCATAATTTTTTCTACATCTACTGCTTTAATCTTTGGGGCTAACACCTTCCATAAAAGAAAAGTGTACTTGGAGTCAAGGTAAGAGTACTTAGCCACTTCGTCAAAGGAGTACTCCTCAACTTTATGCCCAATACCCTTTTCCATGCTGTACCCCAACTCCCGTTGAAGACAATCATCAAGCCCTAACTTACCTTTATTTCTATTGTCGTAGACAAAAGAACCCATCAAAGTATCAAAGTAAGGCCCTAAGGGTACTCGGTCGTAGTACTTAGTAACAGAGCATAAGTCAAAAACTAAGTTGTGACCTATTGTAAGAATGTTCTCATTAAACATTAACGGCTCTATTGCTTTAAACACCTCAGCTGGAAACAACTGTTTAGGGGCTGGACCAAAAACCTTTTCAGCTTTTTTATCGTCCCGTGAATAATCTAGCGGTCTGGCTGATAAACCAGCAGCAACTCGTTTCTCTCCTTGGCCTGTAAGGGGACGGATTAACTCTATAAAGTCTCCATTAGGATGCCCCATAGGAACCACATCTCCGCGCCCGTGAGTGGCAAAAGAAATCCACAGCACTTCATTTACCGCTGGTATACCGCGATGATCGCCAACAGTTTCTACGTCAAAAGCAAAAGCGTCTTGTTGTAGATAATAAGCGACCATCTCGGCCAGTTGTTCTTTGGTTGTAATTATGTTCAAGTTTTATCCCCTGTAAAGCCAGAGGGCCAGAACCAAGGGGATAAATGGACTGACCCTCCAGCGACCTAGTTGTTAGGAAAGCGAAGCAGCAACTGCTTCAAGCTCTTCCCAAGTTGGCTCCTTGATATCCGAACGTGTGTACGGCTTAAAGGATGCTACTGCTGCTTCTGCTGTTGCCTCATCAAGACTCCAGTCTTCCTGCAAATCGCGAGGTTTAACTGGGTTAATGTGGTACGTAGTGGTCTGCATCTTACCTGAACGACTGATTGCCCAGTAGTTCTTTGTAAGAGGACCCTGCGGTGAGAAGTGTGCAGCATGTAGGGACTTAAACAAGCGGGGGCTTGCAATAAGCATTTGACGCTGTGGTCCATCAGTAGCACTAAGGTTAACAATACTGAATGCGCGCTTTTCTTCTGGCTTGCTTTGCAGCTTTACGCACAAAGGATCATTAGCACCAAGGGAAACGTATGAACGTTTACCTTCAGTCTTTTGTTGGAGAAAGTGCTGCTTATATACAGCAAATGGTCCATCTTCATCAAGAAATTTGACTACTTGGAAGCCATCATTAAAACGAAACTCGGTTGGATAATCTCCTGCAGGAGCAATCTCTGCTGCTGCCCAACCTGATTTTACTGCGGTTGTTGCGGACTGCGTTGGACGGTCAGCAATTGAATCAATTGCAAACTCGTCGTTTTCTGTTACATAGTTTTCTGTTGTGCTTGTCATTTTTATTTTCCTTTGATTTTATTTTATGTTATTTGGTTTCGGATGCTCGGAGGTTATTCCAAGCCTCGGCAATCTCATTGCTGAGCTGTCGGTGTAAGGACCATTCTATACGCTTTGTGTGAAGAAGTCCAGCCGAGTGAAATAACTCAACCGTTTTTTCTACCATAGCGCGAGAATAAAGCCTACGGCCTTGGTGGTCCTTACCGTTGACGTCCTTACTAGAAGGTAGCCGATAAGGTGCAGCTGGAAGATAGCCCTCTTTAATCCATGCACGGATTGTTATAAGGGGCCTACCTAAAGCCGCCGCTAACGCACCAATAGTGAACAGCTCAAGGTCACTGCCATTGGGTAATGTTCTCTTTTGCGGTTTAACGTCCCAAGCAGAATTTGGTTCTACTTCAAGGGCTTTAACCACAACAGGTTTGCGTTTGCGTTTACTGCCTGGATAGTAGGTATCTAGGTCAGCAAAAGTAGAGTCTATTAGATCATCTGTCATTGACAATAACCTTCATTAGCTTATCAGGAAAATCTTCGGTTGCAGTAAAGTGAACGTTAAAATCATGCTCATTGGTATCGGCGCGAGTCAATCCATACTTAGGAAGAAAAGAACGTAAAGCAATAGCAGGTATTACTAATAGGGCGTCTGTGTATCGGATACATATACGGTTATGAGAAGCTGGGTTATCGTCTACAGGATCTGTTAACCACATACGCTGCAGTTTTTGAAAGGGAAACTTAACCTCCATAGTTGAAGGCCCATTCATCCACTTAATCTCCATACCACCAATAAAGTTGGCAAAGCCTTCTGGTTGTTTGGGGTCCCTCAAACTATTAACAAGGTAATCCATAAAGTAGTAACGAGGCGTAGGCCAAGCTTGCCAACCATACAACTCACACAGTTTATCCATGACTATCTGCTCACGGTTACTGTCGCCTTTACTTACCCAAATAGGACCACTCATTTGTTATCTACCAAAAATGCAAATGATTCTTTAGAGGGAAACATGGTGTCAATATCTTCTTCTGTTAAATAGCCTTCATAAAAAGCCGCCATAATGGCGCCTTCATCTAAAGTAGGAACCATTTTAATGCATTGATCTTTAATACCTTTATTAATAAGAATAGCTTCTGCAAGATCCATGTCAAGGGTTTTAGATACGCGACGTTGTTTTACTAAACGAACTTCTCCTACATGCTCATCTACAATTTGAAGGATGCGGTGGCCTTTATCATCTGGCTCTACTTCGTCTAACGCGTTTAGTAGCCGCGTTTTTAATTCTGTTTGGCGTGTACTTAGTACACCAATCTCATTTTTTAATGTTAAAAATTGACGTAAATTCTTTTTAATATCATCAAGACTCATGCTGCTCCCCTAGTTAGGAGCAATAATTTAGTACCCTAAAAGTTACTTGTCAACCTCTGATAGGTATGTCTCTAGTGCCTTAATAATGACGCTGGTGACAGTTACGCCCTCTTTAGAAGCCTTTTTTTGGACAGCAAGCCAAAGATCATCTGGGACGCGGATAGTGCGCGTAGGCGTTTTAGGGGCGTTAGGCATCCGATAATTATACGATAGAGTTGTTGAGGAACTGCTTCAAACTGCTTACATTCATAGAAATTCCTCCTTTATCATCTATACCTTCACCGTCAATTACAGCACTTGCTAAGGCGTTCTTTTGTTGAAGCGCTTCGTATTGTCTTCTTTCAATGGAATTTCTGATGAGAAGGTCCTGAATAACCGCAGACTTAAATCTAGAGGAGGCTCGTATGATGCGCCCATTTCTTTGTGTAGCCGCCCCTGAGGACCAAGGAAGGTCATAGTTAATAAGGAGGTTACCTGCTGGTAAATCCACACCATAACCGCCAGCATCAGAGCTGATGAGCACACGAACAGAGGGGTCATTGTTAAAAGCAATTTTGTTCTCTTCTTTGGTCTTTGCGTCAATTTTACCTGAGTATAAACGGCATTGTTCTGCCCCCAGCTCAGCCGCAATTAAATCAAGCATATCTACATAGGTAGCAAAAATAACTACTTTATTCTCTTCATCTTGTTCTAAAAACTCTTTTACGTATTGAGCTAAGTATTCAAGCTTAGGGGATCGTTTAACACCCTCCAACATACCCTCATCCACTAACCCCGCGGCATACACAGACCCTTCTCCGTTCATTAAATGAAACTTCTCCGCGCTATTACTAATCAATTTTGGATGAGAACAGAGCATCTTTAGACACCCTATCTTAGACATGATCTTTCCACGCATCTCGTCCTCTGGCCCCCCGCGAGAAGACTCTACCCCGTAGTGAGAAAGAATATTAAAGCTAGAGCCAAACAAATCCTGCGCTTCATCTAAATCAGCTATGAGGTCATTAACTATTCTTATATATAAAAGGGCAGAACGACGATCAAGGTCAATGTCAACAGGGTCTTTGTGAATAGCCTCTGGTAAATAAGGAGCTACATCTGGATCTTTTTGGGCTTTACGAACAGATGCTTCTTTCATCTTCTTGTGAAGGGTTGTAAGATTGCGGTAGTGCTGCACCCCGCCCCAAGAGTTACGAACAATAAAAGTTTGATCAAAAAGATCAAAGCGCCCTAGAACAGTAGGGTCTACAAATTGCATAATAGAGTAAAGCTCTTCTGGCTTGCCGTTCTCAATAGGAGTGCCTGTAAGAGCAAACCTAAATGGGGTACTAGATAATTTTTTAACTTGTTTAGACCGTTTAGATTTAAACGATTTAATAGCTGTGGCCTCGTCTAGTACTACAAATCCTCTTGGGAGGTCTTTGACGAACTCCCAGTCATTAACGATTTGCTCATAGTTAAGAATGATGTAGTTAACTTTGGAGTTTCTCCAGTCATTTGCCACTTCGTACTGGGATGCTCTTTTAACCTTGTCTCCATCAATGACCAAAGCGTTTGAAGTACCATCTGTAAATTTCTCTATCTGATTAGCCCACTGATATTTGAGTGAGGATAAACAAATTATAAGACCTGGTTCGGTAATTTTCTGCTCATCCATTAAACGTTCTAAAGCCGCAATAGTAAGAACGGTTTTACCTAAACCAAGGTCGTAGGCTACCAGCATTTTTTTTCGGTAGCACATGCGGTCTACAGCCTCAGGTTGGTAAGGCAATAGGGTTCCTGTAAAAGTCACTGCATCTCCATACGGTTTTTAACTAAAGCGCTTAAGTCTTCAATAGACCCGTGATTAGAAAAAATCTGATCTACGGGGTACCCGTCCATTTCGGTTTCAGAAACATGACGGTTGTAAGCCACTATCCCTGGGCGTTTAACGCGCCACAGCTGTCCACCATAGTTTTTAACGGTTTCTGCTTCGTTAATAAACCTAACATCAGTAATAACGTAATTATAGTCGTCGTCTATGGAAGAAAAAGCTTGATCAATCCAAAAAGAAGTTCCAAAAAGAGTACGGGCACCTAACCCTAAAGCCTGTAAAAGCCGTCTAACTTCAGGTTTAGCTTTGGCTATCTCCCACCCATACTCTTCAAGAGTAGAACTTAATCGGTGCCCGTTTTCAAGAATAGGATCTATCTCAACTAAAAAGTCTCGTATCTTGTCAGCAAAAGCAAGACGTTTATAACCATAATCCTTTACAAGGATATTGGCAACAGTATCTTTACCGCTTCTTGCATAACCTGTGAGACCTATGATCATGGTAGTTGTATGTACTTTCCTGTTAGCCATTCATTACTAGCAACTTTAGCAGTAGAAGCAATTAAATTATATGTAGCAGCCCAAGTATCTTGACGGTTGAGCGTCCACCAACCTGTCATAGCAGCAGTTGAATTAGACGAACCAACCATAAACTTTTGTACTCCGCTAGGTTGAAGAGTGTACCAACGAGCATTTAAGTAAAAAGAAGTTGCAACAGTGCCATTGCTATAACGCGCAATATATGGTTTTGCGGTTGGGTCGTAAGTTTTGCCTGTTACTCCAGGATCTGGATTATCCGTAGCACCTACTGATACAACATCAGGCAAACAAGCAATAGAGTTCATAGCGGTACGGTTGCTGGCATTCCCTGTAGCAGCAATTACGGCTACGTTATTTGTTTTAAGGATAGCCACGTCTTCTGCTGTGCCTGCGGGAACCTTACAACCTGTAAAGATTGCGCCTTGAGAAACGTTAACTGCAGTTATGTTGTACTTAACTCGGTTTGCAACAACCCAGTCAAGGGCGCTTTTTACTGCATTATTAGAGTAGATGTAAGGAACGTTAGTACCAACGATACCCACAATGCGAATAGGAATTAAACCTACGGAAGGGTTTACTTTGTTAATAATAGAAAGCATCTCTGTGCCGTGGGTAAGAACGGTGTTAGTTTGAACGCCAGTGTTAGCTGCCCCTACACCTTCCATAGTTTGCTTATTGTTAGGACAGTTAGAGTATTCAAGAATGCACACTTCAGTAACGATATTAGTAAATAACGCGGTGTTAACGCCAGAATCAATTACAGCCACGCTTTGAGTAGGCGCAGCATGTACTACAGCCATAGGTAGCAAAGAAGCTGCTACTAAAAGAATTAACTTTTTCATATTGCTTTATCCCCTTTAATCATATGTTTGGCATTTGCCAGTCCAGACTGTATCTCATCTAAACTCATACCGCCAACATCTTTAACGTCAAGGCTACCGTAGTAAAAAAACCACGCCTCAGAGCCAAACTCCTGACACATATGAAGTAGAGCCCTAGAAGAAGCTCTGCCTGCTTCATCGTTATCCATGGCAAAGATAATCCTATCCGCGCCGCGGATCATATTAAATTGAGCATGAGAAACAATAGCGCCGTAAGCAGCCACACCCCCTTTAATGCCAACAGAAGCTAGCCTTACTACATCTAGAGGCGACTCAACAACAATCATGTCACCGCTTTTATACTGGTTATATCCGAATAGGGTTACTGCCTTCTTAACTCCTGAAGGTACGTTCTTAAAGTAACGGCGGTCGTATCCTTTTTCTTGCCAGCCTAATAGTTTATTAGAAATAGGATCGCGAATCGGTATAATCCAGTTATTGTTACGGTTATCCCATTTGATTCCATATATGTCGCAATCAACTATAGAAAGACCTTTAGATTTAGCAACCTCTTTAGGTACACTTAAAAAAGCGCTAAGCATGGACTCAGTTATGCGACTTGGTTCCTCAACCTTTGGTTGAGCTTCACGCGTTACGCGATTAAACTTAGCCAGCAAACCGTCAGCTGAACCTAGCCAATCAGTAGCCTTATCATAATCTGTTCCTGTTACATATGAGACTAGTGAGTAAAGGCTACCTTTCCAACCGCAAGAAAAACAGTTGTGAACTCCTGAATCAGAGTTGATATACCAAGAAGGGTTGCGGTCGTCTTTACCTGTTCGCTCTACGTGGGCGGGGCAGTGTGCTTGAATCTCATCCCCGCGGTTATTAATAACCTCTATACCAAGGCGGGAGAGAACGTCTGTCATCTCCTCTAAAGTCATAGCGCTAGGTCTTCCTCACTAAGTTCACGGAAAGCTCCAGTGTTCCAGTCCCATAAAAGGTTTGCTTCACTAAGACCTGAGTTACGGCTAGCAATAACGCGGAGAGTACGAGTGTCATCTACATTCTCATCTACGCGCTGTAAACCAAAAATAACATCGGCATCTTGGTGGAAAGAAGAAGAGTAACCAATAGAGTCAGTAGTAACCTGTCCTCCGCGCATCTTCCAAGCAAGTGCTTGAGTAGATATAACAATAGGCTTCTTGATCTTCTGAGCCAGTCTTTTAAGGGAACGAGTAATATTAGTAATGGCTTGAGGAGTATTTGACTCACCAGTCTGCTCATCAATCATCAAATAAGTACCATCAATAAAGACAATATCTGGATCCTTGCTCTGAATCTTGCTTGCTACGGCACTTACAGTCTGACCACCAGTAGAATCCACAAACCAAAACTTATCGCGCATCAAAGGAACACCTTCTGCAACAACCTTAATAAGTCTTCCCTCTTCATCTGGAGTTAAGTTACCTGTCATAAAACGTTGGTAAGAAATGCGAGATCGCATACAGTAATAACGGTTCTTCTGTTCAGTGTTGCTCATCTCAAAGGACATAAACATAGGAACGCTGCCATTAAGGTGACAGTTAATAGCAATCTGTAAAGCCAGAGTTGATTTACCTGTCTTAGGGGGAGCAACGATTACTACTAGTTGTTCTGGCTGTAAACCTGAGGTAGAGGCGTCAATGGTAGGAAACCCAGTAGCAAGACCAAGCATGCCTGGGTTGTTCTTACGATACTCATACTCTAGAAGAACGTTAACTGCTTCTTTAGTAATTTCTAAGTCGTTAGAACGAGTTAAACCTTCTTCTTCTAAACGAACAAGTCCACGCTCCATTGCAAGTAAAGCGCCCTCATGGTCTTGTTCTTTTTCAATAGAAGTAAGAGCACTACCAATAGTTTGAATAATAGATAACTTACGACGGCTGTCTATAAGGCGGTCAATAAAGTACTCAATAGTATCTTCTACATAAAGAAGTTGATATGTAGGAAAGTTATCTGTAATGATGTCAAGGCTTGGACACTCTTGGTACTTTGAGTAATGATCGTGTATAAAACGAAAAATCTTTTTATCGTTGTTATCAGCAAACCAATCTTCGGTTACTCCGCGCTCAAGGATAAGACCGACGCTTCGCTCTTCAAGAACTTTGCTTAGTAGTTTTGCTTCGTTGTTCATAAGTTATTGAAGTCCAATCCCCAATGTCCGTATCTTAATATATTACTTGGTACATCTATAACACCAATAACTTCTGGCCTATAAGGAAGTTCTGTCATCAAATGATTAATTGATTCGTACGAAGAAGAGTATCTAAACGGATTAGTTCCTACCGTGTCAAGATAATCCATTGACTCAGATAACTGCTCGTCGTTTAAAGTGTATGAGACTAATTCTAAAGTAACACCTCGGTTAGTTGTAAAAAGATACAGAGCACTCAATATGTCGCGCCGTAATTTTTTTTCAACGCTGGGTACAGGAAAAACCTTTAAACGTTTTTTAATAGTAACTTCTACGATCATAAAGATGTCCATCACTACTAATACCCGTTGCGGTATCTCGTTACTTATATCCCCATTACGCACTTAGTAGACCTCTATTTTTCCAAACCTTATAACAAAGTCTCTGAAATCCTCATCAGACTCTTTGGCTTTATCAGCATCTTCTTTTGTGGCCCTACTAGAGATCTCTAAAGGGTAATTGCCATTGTTCTGTTCTATACGAGCACTAACAAATTTAACGTGCTTACAAGTATTACGTCCTTTATACCCTGGGCATGTGCAAAACAATTTACCTGAACGATCTGTAGTTACTTCGTAAATGCTTGGCCCTGGGGTCTGTGCTTGACTTAAAAACAGCTGTACCAGACGAGTTGTAAGCACCTTCCCCCTCACTTCCTTAGATCTTCTGTAGCGACCATAGGCAAGTAGTAAAACGCCTCATTAGCAAAGCTCTCTGTTGCGTCTCCATAAGAGGCGGCCCAGTTCTCCAACTTAATGTTGGTGGTGACAATAGTAGGCAGGCCGTGGTTAAAGCGTGTCCTCAACAAGTGGTGGAATGTATTGCTCTGCCAACCAGAAAGACTTGTGTGTTCTTTTCCAAGATCATCTACTATAAGCACACGTATGTTGTAAGCGTCGTTCTCACAATCACCTAACATTCCTTTAAATAAGGTCTGTTGATCTAAAGAAGCTTCTCCTCCAATAATTAACCCATTAAGCGCAAGTATGTCGTTAAATGTAGCAAAGTAACAAGGACGATTAAGTACATGACTTTCTTCTACAGCAAAAGGAGATAAAGGAAACGTAGTCATAATCTCTTGAATGATAGATACAGAAAGAGTTGTCTTTCCGTGACCAGGCTCTCCCCAAAGAAGTAAACCTTTACCGCAATCTGATTCACCAGAGGCTTTAATAATCTCACCGTTCTTAACACGGTTAATCCAATACTGGATCTTAACCATGTTTTTTTCTCTTACTTCTGTGCAATCGCTTAAAACCCAACCAAGACGGCCAGTAGGGATGTTAGCCATCTTCACCCACATCTTACGAACAGGTTTTAACTCATCAACCTTGTACATTAAAAAATATCTCCCCACTGTTTATCTGATAGCGCTTCTGCTGCTTCAAGATCTTCTGGCGTAACCGTACTACGTTCTACCGCAATCTGTAATGCGGCATAATTTTTTATAAAGGACTTCCAGATGTTGTCTGGGTCGTCAATATGTTTTTTATGTTCAAGGCTATCAAAAAACCGATCCATCATCTTTAACTCTAGATCTCCTGTAGTGCCGTGAGTTTTACGAGACGCACCGTAAGCGGCTTTAAATCGGGTACGAACAGTAACCCAAGGCTTAACGTGCCACATCAACGACATGCGTTCTGCAAAGTAGTACGCCGAATCATCTGTAGACCAAAGAGCAGGGTCTTTAATGGACTTGGCCTCAATCTTCTTTTTAGCCTCTTGCTCTTTAACGTCGCGGAACTCAGCGGATTTTTTCTCGCGCATCTTGCGCAAGTACTCTGCTCGCTCCTCTGGCTCTAAGTACATGGGCGCTTCTTCGTAATCCATTTTGTTCTCCCCCATTGGTTCTCCAATGTACTCTTTCTTGCTTATATATGAATAAGCATTTAAGTTTAAATAGCTATTCTGCTGTGTCTGCTGTATCAGAAGACGGGTTTCTGGGGCCCAGAAATCAGGATCCACAAGACGGTTTACTGTCATGATCCGATTACCAATCCGCTCCTTAGTAGAAGAGATCATGTTGTACCTTTTGAGCTCAGCTAGAGCGGTTCCTATGGCTTCTCGCCCTTCGGCAAAAACCTTAGAAAGGCTCTCAGCGCTTATAGAGGCGTCTGAGGCCCTCAGGTATACATACACTCCTAAGGCGCGGGCTGTAATCACGCCTCAAGGTCCTCTGAAGGCTTTTTAAGGGTATTCTGGAGCTCAGCCACGACCGCCTTAGAGATGGCTTTGACCAAAGACTGGATTCCAAAGTAGATGTCGTCCATCAACTCTTCCTCTGTCTCAGGCTCATCCTCCTCTAAACCATCTTCGTCCTCATCTTCTTCCTCTTCGTCATCTTCTACCGTGGGTTCTTCTTTTACCGCAGTTTCTGAGTCGGGCATATCAGACTGGTCGTTAGAGATTGGCTTAGCCTTAGTAGTGGTTACGTTATTAAGACCATCGGTTAGGTCATAACATTTAACCGCGTACTTATTGCATAGGTATGAGAGGTTGACAGATGATTCTGGATCTTCGTCATCCCATAGAAGAAACGCTGCCGCTTTAAATTCTTTCTTTAAGAACTTGCAAGCAGCTTCTAAAGGTGTGTCTGTCTCTGTAAGGCTTGATGCGGGTAGGCCATCATATTTGGCGCCCTCATTAGCAAAGACAACTATATCTTTGCCTTTATCTTTAGACCATTGCCCGATAAATGTTTGTCCTTGACTTGGTGCCTTATCATAGGCAAGAAGAAAAGTTACATCTGGGCCGTTTGCATATACGTAGTCTTCAACAAGCGCCTCTACGTTAGGTCTGCTGGTAGTTCCTTTACCAGCGATGATTACATAATATTTGTCCATAGGACCTCCTGTTAGGGGAGCCCTAATCTAGCACAAGATTTTTTACTGTCTAGGTGTAACTGTTGCTGGGCGATATGTCGCAATTCTTTCCGCGCCAGTTAACAAAACTCTGCTAAAAAAAGCCCCAGCAAAGGTCCGTAAGACTAGCTCTCTTATTGGATAGCCTATAAGAAGCGCGCCACCCAAAGAGAACACTATAGAGAAAACAGCATTTATAGCTATAGGGCTAGTGAATAAGGATAAAAACTCTACCGCTTTATCCATAAGCGCAAGAAAAAAAGCCACAGCCATGCTAACAAGTAATAGTTCAAACATGGTTGAAGTGTACTACGTTTTAGGTTGAGCCAAGTATATAGCAACTGTGCAACCAAGAGGCACCTGTTGCAATAATGTGATTGAGTATAAACGCGCCTGTACAGAAACTCTATTTTTATAATAATGGCTTCGTGCTGTGTTAGCGGCGTTCCCTTCCCAAACAAAATCGTAAGTAGCGCCGTTTCCACCCGCGCCATCAAAGTAAGGAAGTAAATTGCCGCTGTTCTCAAACAAAGTTTGATCTACATATAAAATATCTCCGTTATTAACTGTAGACCAATCTAGTTCAACGCTGGCGTAAGCTGCTGTAGCGGGGGCTGTATCTGTTGCATACGGCCTTAACCATTCCGCATTAGTAATCGTAAATAGACCAGAAGAAGAGGTACTAATCAAGCTATACGCAGAGTCGTACCAGTTTATTTTTACTTGAACTGTTTCTGAAGAATTTTCAGTTTTTGCGTATGCGCTAAAGGTGTAAGAGGTATTTGGATAATATACGTTGAGTAGTTGAGCGGTTGTAGATCCGTCCCAAGATTTAACAGCAACTGAAGACGACCCTGTGGCAGTTAATTTAAGAAGATGTCCAGATCTATAAACTGTTCCAGAGGTTAATGTGATTGCTTGATCTGTGGCTGTAACTGCAAATGAGAATGACTGGTTAGTTACCGTCGTTACTACTCTAGTACCATTATAGTTGGAAGATGTTACCCCAGACCCAGTTACTCCTGAGATATAAACATTTGCCCCTACTTGAATAGAATGTGACTTTGTAAGAACAACTGTTGCTATATTTGTAGTTAACGAGGTGGAATAGACAGTAAAAGTTTCACTATTTGCCTCTTGTGTTGAGGTATTAATAGAGGTAGTTGCACTTCCGCTTACTGTCCAAGGAGCGACTGTTGAATAAAAATTAGGGTTAGTTATTTCATTGATTCTGTTTGCTCGCATGGTGATATGTAGCTGTCGCGCTTCATCAAAATCAGTAACTGTTGCAGATGCTTCAAATTGAGCGGAATCAAAGTAATGATGCTCTAAAGTGCTATACCCACCAACAGACGCAATAGCCATCCCAGGTGCGGCATAATAAGCTCCAGCGGGGGCCGCGCCCGTCACATATGGCCTGTAAGATGCAGAAAACGCTGTTGTATTATCCGACACTGCTGAGCCAGATGATGTGCTTATAAGTGTTCCAAAACGATTAAACCATTTTATTTTTGGTGTTACGTTTCTAGCAGTAAAAGACCCTTTAGAAACGTAAATGCTAAATGAATATGTTGTTCCTGCTGTTACAGGTATGCCTTTGTTAATTGGAGAGTCATCTCCACAAAATATATTTAAAGAGGAGGTGGAGTTTGTTTTGTTATATACCGCTAAAATTCCTTTAGATTTATTTGGAAATAAAGCAGGAGAGGTTGTCTCTACCCAAGGAGCTGGTGATGGGGTTACTATTCCATACTGGCCTGTAGCAACGTTGTATCCAGAAGAAAGTTTTATATCTGCAGTTGTTTGAGCAAAGCTTACAGAATTACCTTGGTCTACTGCTGTTAAGGTGTAAGTGTTGTTATTAAATAAAGGGTATGGGAGCCCTGTAACCGTTATCTGGTTACCTACATCGTAGTTATTAGCTCCAATGTAAAACGTAGCTACATTAGAAGTCAAAGACAAAGTTGTAATGTTTTTTACAGGAAGCTGGTCATAATCAGCTGTGCCGTCTATAGAGACCCAATGGCCTGTGCTTTCTTCAAAAGAAGAGTCATTATAATCAAGCATTAAATTATGACCAACAGTAATTCCGTTTACGCTTGGATTAGGCGTTCCAGAGACAGGCACTGGGACACCCCAGCCCGTAAATGATTTTAAATAAGCAAGAAGGCCAGCTTTACTTCCCTTTTGTTTAGTAAGAACAACGCTTTCGCGTAACATAATACGGTTCTGTTGCATTCCTATAGCGGGTTCGTAATCGTAACCAAACTGATTAAGCATGGTAGGTATTAATTTACCGCTAACTTTTTCTACATCGTATTTATTAATAAGCAGCTCAGAAAGATTTTTTGTGTAATCTAACTGAAACCCAAAGTTACTTAAGAACCCATATAGAACAGGATTATCCCATTGAGATGTGGTGGGGGTATAAGGACTAGTTACTCTATAAATTTCTGGAAGATAGTTATACATATTAGAGGTAGTTCCATAGTTTTTTACAGAAAGACCCAACGTATCCGCCGCTTTAACCCAGTTGTATTGTGTAAGACTTAAAACAAATACAGAGTAATAATAGTAATTACCCTCAACAAGGCCTGTATCTGTATATATAGGGTTGGAGCTGTCTGTTTTTTTAGAGGTAAATACTTGAGTACCGTCGTAAGGGTCTATTGGAAACCCGTATTGATTACGTGTTATAACTAAGTCAGACCATTCTCCTGTAGGAGTAGTCCAGCTAAGTAGTATTTTTGCATGGTCTGAAGGCGTAGCGGTAAAAGGGGTAGCATCAAACTTAATAGGATTATCTGTGCCGTAGTAACCTACGCCATAATAGTCAATACCGTAACGTGACATAGTTAGGAAGCAATCCCGCCTGTTACATTTACTGTCAAGTTTCCTATACCTGTGGCTGAAGGGCTTGATACAGTTCCAAGTGCATATAGGGTAGGTATTTCATTAATTGCGCAAACAATATCGTTCACTACAAGCGCTGTAACAGATCCAGCAGAAGAAACAGAGGATACATTAACAGCCAATAGTGCGTAAGAAAATGTGTTACTTGTTACGCCAGTTACAACAAATGTACCATTAAAGGTTGAATCTACGCCAGATACTGATACGGTCTGTCCTACAGTAAGTGTGTGAGTAACTGATGTAGTTAGTGTGGCTACATTTGTAGTAAGAGCTTTATTGTTAATAATGTAAGTTTGATCTTTATCTGCTCGTACCATTTTACTAATGTTTTTATGAGCGATTCCTTCTACGGCTGATAGGGCGTCTGTAACGTCAGATACAGCTATCGTATCGTGGAATACCACGTTATCAATATAAAATAAGTTATTGATAGCTGCGGTTGCGTTCGTTAACACTGAAGATTGTTTATATTGAGGCAATAAAGTTATGTTTACTATTAAGTATGTTCCTACATAGGTAGGAGGCTGGAAGGTAATAGTAGTGTTTGCTGGAGCTTTATCTGTAAGATAACTTAAAACTGATGGGGTTAAGTTGTTAAATACTGTTGTGGCCGTCGCATTATCAGTTCCTACGCCAGGGTTACCTGTGGGCGCTAGATAAAGAGTTACAGAGTTATATGTATCTGCTGTAGCAATAGCTTTTGATACTCCTGTTACTTGAACCGCTAAGTAAGAGTAATCAGACAAAGAAACAGCCCTATTTACAGCACGAATACTTAAAGCAGCGTTTATTCTAATAGAATCAATAGTTTCTGCATCGGCGCCACCAGTGGCAGCCCCATCACCAGCAATATCTATATCTTGGTTTACTACAGATAAACCAGCTGGAATGGTTCCACTAGGTACTTTATAAATATTCTTAATAAGGTTAGATGCTACGTTTCCTATAGCTCCCCCGCCTGTTCGGTAGGTAGCATAAATTTGAACGCCGCTTGGTGGTATACGTCCGCTTACCCCATCTCCAAAAGTAATATAGGTAACGCCCTCAGAGTTTGTAAACGTTGTAAAAACAGGGTCATACCCATTAGAATCAATAAGGTACTGGACTTTATTGTAAGAAACACCACCAATTGTTATTTGAACAGTGTTGTTAATAACAGACGTTTTTCTAAGAGCGTACGATTGATTAGGATTACCATTTGCTACAGCCACTACCTCATTAGATGTTGTAACACCTTGGGTTGCTTTTACTGTTATATGTCCTGGCGCACCTGTTGGAACTGTTACGGCGGAATCTGTTTCAAAAATTACTTGAGAAGTAGTTGAGTTTGCTACCAAAGAAGTAGCTACTTGTGTAAGAGCTGGAACAGGAATACTGGCACCTGTGGTATTTTTAAAGGTAAGAGTAACCGTAGCCGCTACAGCGTCTGTTGGTGTGTACCCAATAAGGTTAGCTAACTGAAGTACGCTTTGACGTTGAGTTGCGGTAGCTAAAAATCCTTCATTTGCCGCTCGGTCAATATAGTAATTAAGTATGTCACCCATATAAGAAAACAACTCAAGCAAAGTCATGCCAAAATCAGCGGGGTCGCGGTTGGTCCATGTAGGAGAAAAGTTAGGAATAAGGGCAGTCATATCCGCAAGGATTGCCGCATAATCCCTAGATGTGTAATCTATAGACGGAACATAGTTACTTGACATTTGGTACCTCCACGATTACTTCTCCAGAACGACTAAGAATAGCAGTTTTAACACTTACAGTTTGAGGACTTTTAGATGGGCCGTTTTTATACGTTACCGTGATATTAAGTAGTCCATCTGAGTCTATAGAAGCATTTGTGCCTAAAAGAGTTAGATAGGGAAGCCAGTTATTAAAAGCTATCGTTGTGGCCTGTTGCACTACTGATGACGCGTTATCTGGGTTTTCAAAGTTAGAGTATCTAATGGCAGAACCAAAAGCAGGTCTCATAACCCGCTCTGTAAGAGTAGTCATGAGTACTAAGACAATTCTATCTTGAATTACTTTTGCTTGATCCGCTGTGTTAGCTACCCTGCCCTCTGCATCAAAGGAAAAAGGTAAAGAAATAGCTAAGCTCATATCTCTACTCCCATCCATACAGGAAAGTTAGGGTCTCCCGCTATAAACATTACCCACACTTTTTGCCCAATATTTGGGACCGTGCGGTGGTACGTGTGTTGCGGGCTTGCGGTATCTAAGATATCAGTGCTGTCTTGGTGCGGGTGGCTTAACGTATTACTATTACCTGCGTGAGTTAAAGTTTGTGTAGAAGAGAACGTATGAGTGTGGGAGGGTGTGCCCCCCGAGCTAGTAGAGCCAGACACAGATACTGAATGGTTGGTCAAAAGCAAAGCAACATCAGCAGCTAAATGGTCTAAGTGGTCTGGGTGGTTAGCATTAGACGTTACTGGTAAACAGGGTTTTGCCCAATAAGTTTCAGCATCACCTAAAACTTGGGGAACCTGCAGTTTAATTTTATTTGTTACATCGGGGTCGTTGTTGTCGGTGCAGACGCCCTCATAGATCCCGTAAAATCTTTTATCTTCGTTCATTTTATAGCACCTTAGGTATCTTAGTTAAAAGGCGGTTAATAGTTGGCGCTGTGCTGGTAGCGGGTTGTGTAATTGGGTTTAACGTCTTAGTGCCTGTTTTCCATGTAGGAGCGGATACCGTCCTATTATTTACAAGGGGTTTAGATCTATTTGTGGCTTGACTAAAGTTTCCTGTGTTTTGAGGTCCCGCGTTTATAGTAGTTTTATTTAAAGATGTTTTAGGAACAATATTTGTTTGTCTCACGCCTGGAATTATAGTCCTAGCAGGTTTACTACTAGGAACAATAATTTGAGATCCGTCTGTCCATTTAGTTGCATAACCTAAAGAATCTGTTCCAAGGTATAAAATTGTTGTGTATAACTGGCTATTTCTTTCCTCTTCAATAATACGATGCTCAGTGCCTAAAATTGTCCAATAGCCTTCATAGTAGTTACCCACACCAACTAAATAAACAGGAAGATCTGGACGAAGAGATATTTGACCTACTACCTCGGCCGTAGCTCTATACGGAAACGTGTTTCTATTGTCTGCTGCCTCCGCCTCATATGCAGCTACTGTTGGATCATCAGCTACTACGTGCGTATTAAACTTATCAAAAAACTCTGGAGCAGACTTAAATTTAGTAGTTTTGTTTCTAGACTGTTGCGTTTGTGCCATAGGGGCGTTTGTTCCCGAATCTAAACCAGAAACAGCTATAGCAGCTTTTTGTTCTCCGTCGTGGTCTAAATTTTCTCCAATTTCTGGATAAAAAGAGTATAAAGTGGAACCGCTTGGGTTATTTGGAGACCTCATAGTTAGAGTAACGGCTTCCGCTCTTTTTTCTGTGTACTCATAAAGCATTGGTTGAAAATAAATTTCAGTGTTTTCTGTTCTTAAACTATAACCGCATTGTTTAGCAAGCCTTACGCACATTTCCCAATCCGTGTGACCTGCTTGAGATATTTGAGGGTATATACGAGGGTGAGGGACAGTAAAAGCCACAAAGTTATGTTTATCCGCTATATCTTGGATTACTGCATCAGCAGATAGGCCTTTGTAAACTGCTTGAGATTCGTTTTTCATAACATAAGAGGCGCCTACAGCAACAACTTCTGTAGTAAACGTTCCAGGATTTCTTTCTACGTTAATATGATCAACATACCCATAAAAATCTCTAGACTCATTTAAGCTACTAATAGTAAAGTGCAAAGGGGAACCAGACTCCACAGCGTCATAAGAGATGTCCCAATCCCTAAACTGCATAATAACTACCTCATGTTGATATCTATTTTGATAAAAAGACATCTTATATACTTTTTGAGGAGGAACAGAGGTGTTAGGAAAAGTTACGGTTACATAATTAAACATTAGGCATCCGTATAACTGTTCCTGGAGCTATGTTGGTAAAATCAGGTATTTGCGGATTAAACTCAGGTATAATCCACCAATATTCTGGATTTTTATAATAGGTATTAGCAAGTTGATCTAAGCGCTCACCCTCAACGTAAGTGTGTTCGTGATAGGTAACCTGACCAAGCCTATTTGAGTAATAAAATACAATTGGGTTCGGGTGTGATACTGATTTAGTCGCTACAAAATCAACTACAGAATACTCGTATCTAGAGCCTTTAAATATAGTCATAGTTACCCATTCCTAACGCCATCACTATTTAAAGATACACGAGAAAATGCGTTAAATTGAACTGTTACATCAGAGTGGATAGGTATCATGTCTTCTGTAAATCTATTGTGAGAAACATTAATTGTTTCAACCCATCCAATATAAGACAAACTATCTGGGTTGGGTCCAAATCTAACAGCAATTGCGGTTGGTGATAAGAAACCAAGCTCTGCTGTTTCTTGTCCTAACCCATTTAACCATTTTTGACCGCCCTGTCCAGAGCCATTAATGGTTCTGTATATATACTCAATGTCAGCCAATGTCCCGCGATGCATTAGTTCTTTAAACTTTACATTAAACCCTTCGGAGGTATCTCCTGGATAACCGTTCCTATAAAATTGTTCAAAATTTGTTCCGCCATTGCTGTAAAGAGCTTTTGCACAAGCAAAATCATTTACTCTATCTATAGTAATAGTAAACTGCATGGCTTCCATAGCAGTAAACAGCCCATTAAGCGCTGCATATTTATCAAGGTTGCTTGGTATAACGCTAGAGTTTCTGGTCATTGTAGTTGTAATAGATTCTGGGTTCCATAAGAATTGAAAACCCCAGTTTGTGTCAGCCTCTGTAGTTTTGTATTCAACAGTTCCAAGTGTTTTTCCACTGGCGTCCGTTACAACTTTTGCAGATAAATCTTGAGCTCCTGAGGGGTTAAGTACTCCAGACTTTTTTTGAACGTCTGCTGATCCATAGAACCACATAATAGCTCTACGTGTGTCGTGTGAGGCAGGTATGCCCGCGTTAGTTCCTGTTCCCATATCAGGTTGTTTTAAAGGCAAGCTCATAGAATGCGGAGGAAGGTTAAATTTTACTTGCTCAGGCAAAGTATAAACAATTTTACTGTCTGCAGAAGGCACTTTACAAGTAGGAAGGTCCTGGATAGCTAAATAAGGCGTACCTGCTGGAGTGTATTTAACACCTTGATTTGGAAAATTTGACGCTCCTGCAGTAATATCACTAACTATTGTGCTTGTTTGTGAAACTCTTGTAAAAAGAATAGTGCCTGTATAACCCCTAACCCCTGTTGTGGTTATTGGTTTTCCAGTTATGGGGTTTATAATATTAGTAGCTTTTATAGCGCTTTTTCCAGAGTTTAAATCCATTTTTATTTTGTTCCTATCTTCTTAACAGTATCTGCAACTACTTGTCCTGTCTTCTTTGGATCAGTTGCACCTGTAACGTTAATAGTTATGCCCCCATAGTTATAGTTAGTTGTAGATGCTCCACCAGCAGACCCACCAAAAGCGGTAGCCCTAGCTGCAGCAAATCTAGCGGAGGCCGTTGGGTCCGTTGTAGCTGTTATGCTTGAGATAGCACTTCCCGCGCTAGTGTTGCTAGAACCGCTGGTACCGCCATCTGTAATTCCTAATTTCTTTGAAGTATTTGTCCATGCATTTGACCACACAGTTCCACCATGAGAAATGTCGTATGCAATTTTTGCATTGATAAGTGGATCATAAAGACTCTGTGGTCCTTTATATCCAATAGCAGCATATTCTTTTAAGTATTGAGCGTTTCTAGCTTTACCCAAAGAACCGATCATATTAATTTGGAATAGACCTTCTGAATAATCTCCAGTGCTAGCGTTTGGGTTTAAGGCCCCTGGACGACCACCAGATTCTAGTTTAGCTACTTGGAAAGCAGTATTTAAAGATTCTCCCTTAAACCCAGCTGCCATAAGTGTGCTTCTTAGTTGATCATCTGTAAGAGCTTTTTTTCCTCCAGAAGCTCCATAAGAAGAAACTCCTCCGCCGCCCGCTCTAAACATCCCATTAGGAATAATTGTGCCATCTGTTTTAGGAACAAATAGTTCAGGCCCTTTTTCACCAACAACGTATGGTGTGCTTCCGCCCACTGGTCCACCAGCTGCTCGTCCACCTATTCCTTTTAATCCACTTAAGAATCCATTAGATCCTGAAAGAGCTGACGCTAAAGCACTCATAGAAGCAGCTAACCGATTCATCCCCGTACCTATGTCAGCAGCGCCAGCAGCACCACCAGCAGCCGCGGCAGAAGTTGATACAAGAACACCTGTTTGAGCCGCTGTTTGGCTAGCTATGTTTCTAGAGGCCGCTGACTGAATGCCAGCGCTAACCATTTGGTCTTTAGTAATAGACGCTAAAGGTTTTCCACCAAATTCTGCTTTAGCAAGAAGCATATTTTTAATAATAGCAAAAGTGCTTGGGTCTCCACCAACAAGGCCGTTAACCATGTTGTACAAGCCGTAACCAGGCTGTAAAGAAAATTCCATATCTTTTTTATTTAAACCTTGAGCGCCTGTAGTTTGTCTTAAGTAATTCCAGATTTTATCTACAAGCTGAGGAAGAGGCAACATGTTTCCACCAGAATCGCGGATATTAATACCGATTGTTCTAGCCAAGTTAACTGTAGTAGGAGCGTTTAATACCCCACCAACACTAGCTGTAACCGCCTCAACACCCATTCCAGGAACAAAGTTAGAAGCTTGAGCAACCCCTTGCATGACTTGATTAAAGTTATTTGCACCAGTTAAACCAGAAGATTGAGCTTGAGCTAAAGCTCTTGTGCTATCCATTGCGTTAATTGCAGTGCCATTATTTGCAATGCTTTTCTGTAAAGAACGAACAGCGCCAGTTCTGTCTTGAAGGCTTCCTGTGTAACCGCCTTGACCATAAAAAGCAGAACGTTGAGTCAGTAGGTCTTGCAGTACAGCGGTGTTAGTTCCAGGTAAAAAGTTAGATATAGCATCCATACCAGCTAAAGCAGTAGCTCCAGCAGCAATTCGTCCGCCCCCGTTACCCCCTGCTCCGCTATTGGCTATTCTATTAGAAGCACTACCGCCTCCACCAGACCCACTTGGCGCCCCATTATCAGCAACAACATTGGCACCTCCTGAACGACCGTTAGCATTAGGGCGAGATGACTTTAATAGATCAGACATCTTTTGAAGTTGAGGAAGAACTTGGTTTTGTACAACCGTGCCTATTCCTAGGAGGTCTTGTTTAATGTTAACAATAGACTGATGGGTATTAGACCATAGCCCCATAGACGCCTTACTATCGGCCGCCATATCTACCTCCTACCTCGTTTAGCTCTTTCTAACCAGTTCCAGCGTTCTCTAACAGATAACTGCTTTATATCCTGTAAAGTCCATCCAGTAAAAGTTCTTGTTAAGACCTCGTACTGATCTAGCAAGTTCTCGTAATCTTTTTCTTTATATGCGAAACAAATCAACAAGGCTAAGTGGAAAAGCAATTTTTTCTCCACATGCCTGACAGACCTTGTTCACCTCCCCAAGGCGTGGGCCTGGGTTACGATCTAAGACCTGTTCAATAATCTTTCCTCTATCCGCAATTCCAAGGTTAAGCACAGTACTGGCTCCCATAGAAGGTTCATCATTTACCGAAATAACACATCCAGCTAATAACATTGTGTTGATTTCGGCTGAAGATTTATCAACATTCTCAAAAAGCTTTTTTTGTGTTACTCCTGTAGGAAGACTAACCGTTGCATAACCTTTTTTTGTTTTTACTTGCCAAGTTCTATCTGTTACGGGGTCCTTTAACTTTTTTACAGGAACGTCTGTTGTTAGGTCTATCGTTACATCCTGTTGTGTAGAGCAGTTTGCGCAGGTGATGTTGTAGTCAACTGTTTCACCAAAAGTTACACGTCGTATACCTAATAAGATTGCGTCACGATCACCAGATAAAAGATTATCTAAATCTTCTGATGTAGCTTCTTTATTCCCAAGCTTTACAAGACCTCGTTGCAATAGAAGATTAAGAGCTTTTCCAGTAGTAGCTACTTTAGATATTGCTTCTTCATCTAACCCGTTAAGCTCTCTTACCTCTGCAGTTGTTACCAACTGACCGTTTTGTAATAAACCCCCAGGTAAAGAAATTTCTGGGCCTGAAGGTGCCTGAGTCTCAACTTTGAGATCAGGCTCCTCCATAGCTTGTTGTGCAAACTTATTGATTAGTTCCGCATCTGTTATAACTTGTGTCACGATTTATTCTCCTATGTTAGTTATTAAAGGGGTTTAGCAGATCCAATGCCACTACCGCCAGCAGCAGGTACGGTTGGAGTTATTACCTTTGCTTCACTTGTAGTAACAAACCCAGCTGCTAGGCCTTCATGTACTAGGGTCATGGTCTCAAACAAGATAGCTCCATTTGTAGCATCTAAGTCTGAGTAGTTTAGCGAAGTAATAAACGCATTATAGATCTTAAACTGCATCTTAGGGCGCTCTTGTGATGGGTTTGTGTTGGGATGATCATTTACCGTTAAAGTAATGTTTACACGGAAATTTGCTGCAGTTGTACCATTAAGACCAGTACCCGCTGCGGCTGCAAACAAACCACGCATCCATGTCAATGCCTGATCGCTACCATACATAACTCCACGAGTGAAGGTAATAGGTTGGAAGGTAGTCATTCCAGGAATCTGGTGGACAGTGGTGTTATAGCCACCTTCACGGTATTGAATAGCCTGAGTATCAATTCTCAAACCGCTCACGTTAGTGAAGCCGCCTACCCAACCAAGAGAAGAACCAGCTGTAGTTGTACCTGAAGCATCTGCGTCTACAATTCTTTTGTCAAACGCGTCTCCAGCTGAAGATATTTCAAATGTAGCAGAGAACCTAAAACCGCGTAGCGGGTCAGTAGCAATGCTAGAGTTAAATGTGTTTAATTGTGAACTTGCCATTGTTATTTATCTCCTTTATGCCACAGTAACGGTGGTTCCACCGCTGTACTGACCGATGTTGATTACTACAAACTCAGTTGGACGCTGCAATGCAACACCCACCTGAATGTTTAGGTACCCGTTGTCAATAGCAGACTGCGGGTTATTATCTGCGTCACACTTTACAAAGTATGCTGCCGATGGTGTTGATCCTGTCAAACCTCCTTGAGACCAGAAGCTTGTCAAAAACGTACTTAAAGATGCATTAATTCGGTTCCATAGACGTGGGTCATTTGGCTCAAACAATGCAAAGTTGGTTAGGTCGCGTAGGGATTTTTCTAGATAAATTAATGTACGACGTACAGGTACATAACGGTCTACATAACCAGGCTTTAATGTACGAGAACCAAAGACTACAATTCCAGAACCTGGGATGTAACGGATCGCGTTTACTGGCGCAGCAGATGAGTTAAGGTTATCAAGGTCACTGTTGCTAAGTGGGGTTACAGACACTGCTCCAGCAATACGGGTTTGTAGACCCGCTGGTGCTTTAAATACCCCACGAAAAGTATCGGTGGCGCAATAGATACCTACCACAGCTGCTCCAGCTCCAACTGTTTTTACCGCACCTGCTGCAGAACCTACTCCAACAGTCGGGTCAGAGATTGTGATCTGTGGGTAATAAACAGCGGCATAAGATGTGGCTGTGTATGAAAGAGAAGTAGTTAGCTGATTATCTGCTGTATCATTAATACCATCAACTACAACAAATACGTCGTTTAGACGAGTTTCACCTGTTGCATAAGAAATAGCGGCGTTGATTGTATTTGCGTCTGTATACCCTGGGATGTTAAGGATAAGAGATTCGCGAATAGTATCTAGCTGTGTAAACTGAGCAGCAATAGCTGTTCCGTTTACGGCGCTTCCCTCCGTACCAGTAGAAAGTGCTTGGTTAGCAACTACAGAAGGATTTCTATTCGCTCCAGTAGCTGTGCTTGCTAAGTCTGCAGCAACAACCCACGCGTTTGCAGTATCGTTGTTAATTACATTAACTGCATATCTAGCGTTAGTGACTGTCATAGATAGATCGGTCCATTGAGCAACAATATTACCTGCTGTTGTACCGTTGTAATAAACAACTAAGTTAAAGTAACCAGCGGTAAGAGAATTTGTAATGCTTACATTAAGGTTATTTCCCCATTTACCAGGGTTTTTAGCAGCAATGCTCAGTGTGCTAGCTGGAGAAACTTGACGGTCGCTGAATGTACGAATCGCCGTTCCTGCAGTGTCCCCTGCTACGCGTGTTACATAGCACTGGCTTCCACCATTTGCAAAGAACATGTAAACGCCAAGTGGAAGGTCATTAGATTGATCTGTGTTCCAAGAGCCAAATATATCTGTGTATTTGCCCCAAGATGTAACTAAAGTAGGTACGACTGGACCCCTGTCATTGGCGCCAAAAAATGCACCAACAGATGTAGAAGAAGGACCAACAATAGGTTGGATAGGGTTTAACGTTTCCTGAACGTATACCCCTGGACGTGAGTACGATGCCATTAAATTATCTCCTTAGATTTAGGCGGGATTAACAAATGATGGGACGGGTTGTAGGCTGGCTGGGATATACGATGTAGTAGTGTTTAGACGTACGCTCTCTACTTGCTTAGTAGCAGTTGCTGCCTCTAGAGGCGTCATCTGGCTAATTACACGTACTGAGAGCACGTTTCGCAAAAGGCGGCGGTTTCCAGTTTCTCCGTCAACCGCATCTCTTTTTACAAACCCATCAAGAAACATAGTTCGGCTGCTGGTCTCAGTACCTAGTTCATTAGGCACAAGAAGGTAACCGTACTTTGATGGAAACTTATTCATTAACTGAAACATGATTGCTCGGTCATGACGAGGGTGACGGCAGTAAGAGCTAATTTGATATACAAGATCATAGGCAACAGGAACAGTATATGTATACGAATACCCCGATACAGGAGCAATAGTTCCTTGGTAGTCTGAGTCTGTAAGGTAGCCGTAAGTCTGTCTTTCGTTTGCAGGAACAATATCAATAAGATCAATAGTAATAAATGGAAAGTCTTGAGTACGAATTTCTACATCTGGATATCCAAACCACACTTTTACAGGGCGGGCTTGGTTGTTATCGTCGCTTACGGTAAGGCCTTGCGTATGAGTTTTAAGTGCTAAGTCCTCAGCAATAATAAATGGATTACCCATCAGAGCACCCCTAACTCAGCAAGTAATTGAGGAAGTATTATGTCTTGTAAAACTTGGTTAACAATGTTAGGGGCCCTTAAAAGAAAAGGTCTAATAGCTGCATTAGGCATAGAGTTAAGATTTCCGTACTCAAGATCGCCAATTTCATCGTCCATCTCATCAGGGTACGTTACAAAAAGGGTGTAATCTTTATCTACAGAGACCTCAAGGTTTGCAATAAAGTTAGCAGGCCAGCCTGAGTTATAAGCTGTAGTACGAAGGTACTCTGTAAGAAGAGGAACAATATCTTCTATGGCTACATCACAGAGTTGTTCTATATCAACGTTTGCGAGTAGCACTTTTTACCACCTTAGCCGCGATATACGTTGCCACTCCTGCTTTTAGAAAAAGATGCTTATCCTTGTCGGGAAGGTTATCAACGATACCTTCTTCAAACAATCTGTACGATGGTTTATCTGTACTAGACACGGACGTCTCCTAAAGAGTGCAAAGTATTTCGCAGGGGTGGTACTTAGTTCCCCGCATGGGAACTACTATAAGGATAAAGCAAAAGAGCCCCTGTCAGGGGCTCTAATGGTTACTTCTTTTTAATCTTCTTAGCTAGTGCCTTATCCATCTTGGCATCTTCCTTAGCTGATGGCTTCTTTGCATCCATCTTCTTATCGGCTTTTTTAAAGGCGCCCTTTTGCTTAGGAGACATGCCCTTCATAACCTTGGCATCCTGCTTCTTATCTTTAGCACCAACACAAGTAGGGCATTTGCACTTACAACCCGCTGCTGGCTTTCCTGGCTTACAACCGCAACCACACTTAGCGCACATTATTTCTTCTTCTTTCCACGAAGCATGGCAAAGTCTTTGCCATCTAGCTCTCCATTTTTGTCCATATCAAGTTTGCTCTGCTTACCTGTCATCTTCTTTGCAGGTGCTTTTTTAGCTGACTTCTTAGCGGGCTTTTTACCGCATCCACATGTTGCACACATATTACTTACCTTTTTTCTTACGGGCAGCTGCAATATTGTCAACTGCGTTTGGGTATGGACGGCCAGCGGCCTTTGCCTTAGCTCGGGCTGATGCTTTTTGGCTCTTGCTTAGTTTACTATGCTTACCCCCATCAGGGTCCCTCTTATCCCAAATAGGTTTTTCTTTAGCCATTACTTATCCTTCTTTGCTTGTTTTGCGGCGCGCTTCTCTTTAAGAGTCATTTTTGGCTCTTTTTTCTGGTTAGCGTTTCCCTTTTGTTCTTTGTTTGCCATCTTTTTTATCCTTTACTTTCTTAGGTAGCTTGCCTTTGGGTGTTTCTTTCTGCCATTGGCGTGCCATCTTAGGATGAGTAGCGTACATCCAACCCTTTTGCGCTTGTGATTTAAACGGCATTACTCATTACTTCCTGGGTTTCCGCCGTCAATAGAGTTCAATATAAATGGCGCAGGTACCGCAACAGGGTAGCTTGGCGGTACAGGTGGGTAGTAGGTAGGCGGTTCTCCATTTACGTATCCTGAGAACTGCGGATCATTTACAAGCTCTTCAGGCATTACCTGGATACAATCTAGAGAAAGGAGAGTAAACCCTTCAGCAACAACGCCCTTCTGCTGTGCTTGGTATGGGCGCCAAACTTCGCCCTTCCATACAACTCTATGTCGTCCCGTATCATCTGGGCTGTTCATAATGCCAGGAACTAATCTTTCCATATCCACGGCGTTCATAGTTAAATGCAAGAAGTCAGCGTTGTAGAAACCCATTTGACTTGTCTTTGCTTGTCCCTGTGTAATAACGGCGCGGACAACGGGAACCATATATGGACCGTCCCAAATCTTACCGCCAGTAAATGTAGGAAGAGAGTCACCAGTATCGTAAATAGGGTCTACAGAGGTGAGGGTAGAGTTAAATAGCCACCATTGAGCCATAGTACCTACGGGATTACGTAGGTCCATAGTTATGGCATTAGAGATGGCTTGGGTCTCAAAGTCTGTGGAGAACCTTCCTCCAGGGCTACACGCTCTGCTCATAGAGACTATTGTCCCCCATCTTTGATACCACTTACATGATAAAGTATACCCATGAACTTGGTGCAAAAATCGGTATCTAGAGGCGGAAAACTAGCCGCCCTTGTCATTCCACCAACCCTTACCTCTGGTACTGGTCAGTGCAACCCCTCTATCTTTATAGATGACGAGGGAGACATATTGGTAAATCTGCGCCATATAAATTACACCCTTTATCATGCAGAGAAGGGCCAAAAATTTCCTAGCCCTTGGGGGCCACTTGCCTACCTTCACCC